GTTAGGGTTAGGCATACTCCGTTATGAAAATGATCATGTAGTAAGAGAAATTAAAGCTATTGCCGATTCAGTTCCTATCTATCCTAACGGTCCAAGAACAGAAACAATTCAAAAGGGATTAATTAATTTAATTTGTCCTTCTCCTTTTTGGGAAGACATCGCTCCTGAAAATTATAAATTAGAGGACTTTGTCGGAAACTTTAGATTTCCTTTTAAATTCCCTGTTAGATTTGCCAGCCGGGGAGATTCTCGTGAGCTAGTGAATAAAGGTGATGTTCCTACTCCGATAAAAGTGACATTTCGCGGCGAATCTATTAATCCTAAAATCACTAACTTAACAACGGGAGAATTTATCAAAGTAAATCGGTCCATTCCACCGAACTATAGTTTAGTCATCAATACAGAATTCGGTAATAAAGAAGTAAAAATAGTCGCCCTAGACGGTGTAGAACAAAATGCTTTTCATTACATCGATCTTGAGTCGTCTTTTTTTATGCTTAATGTTGGAGAAAATCGGTTTAGTTTTATTACTGATGGAGGTCAACCAGAAGTGTATGTAGAGTATAGAAATAAATATTTGGGGGTGTAACTGTGGCTGAAAGATTCGGTTTTTTTGATCCGATTCAAGATGAAAACGGGCAGTACGACAGAGAGTATAATGCTCAAGAATTTTCCGATTATTTTAAGGCACTCGTAACAACGGGCTTAATGAAAGGAGCAGGAAATGAACTAGCTGTAACTACTAACGGAACAAGTATGGTTACAACAGTTAACACTGGAGTTGCATTTATATTAGGACGATTTTATGAAAATGATTCGGTACTTTCTTTAACACATGATACAGAAACGTTAGGGAATAGCCGTATTGATCGTATTGTTATTCGTATGGATTTAAGTACAGAAGCTCGGCATGTAAAAGCTTTTATTAAGAAAGGTGTACCGAGTGTTAATCCCGTAGCACCAGCGTTAATACAAACGCCCAACTTTTATGAAATATCATTAGTACAGGTAAAAGTGATCGGTGGCCAAACATATATATCCACAACTAATGTTACAAATGAACGAGGTAAAGATATTATTTGTCCGTGGGCCGGTTCTAGGATATTGCCTAACTTTGATGATGTAGCTTTAGAAGACTTGGTTAATTCTATTGGGGCACCTAATGGACTAGCTTCATTAGATGCCAGTGGTAAAGTTCCTCAAAGTCAATTGAATATATTTCCACCGGCTGATGCGTCTTTAACAGTAAAAGGGATTGTACAGCTTAGTAATGCAATAACTAGTACAAGTGTAGCTCACGCAGCTACACCAAGCGCTGTTAAAAGTGCTTATGATTTAGCAAACGGTGTAAATGGGAACTTGAATTATTGGATAGGAGCAAGTCTCTCTGGTGACCCAATGATAATGATAAGCCGGCCTAGATATCCTGGTAGTGAGCGTCCTATTGAAATTACTGCATATGCTGGTGCATCATCTCCTCAAAATTATAATTCTAGTTTTAATGGAGTAGCAAGGCAGGGATATTGTACTGCATTAGGGGCAGATGCACAGGCCTTAGCATATTGTTCAACAGCTATTGGAGCATTTTCACGAGCGCGTAATATGTATGATGGGGTCCTTGGTACTTCAGTTAGTGATGGCAATACCCATAGATGGATAATACCAGGAAGCCTTTCTGTAGCAGGAACAAAAAATTTCGAAATTCCACATCCTGCACCTCATAAGCTAGATACACATGTTATTAGACACGGAGCAGTAGAATCACCCACTGCTGGAGATACTCTTTATCGTTTTACTATTGAGGCAATTACAGATGGTCAACAAGTCGAACTACAATTACCTGATTATTTTCAGTACTTGAACACAAATGTTGATGTTTGGGTAAATGGACATCGACATTTTGGAAGAGCATTTGGAGAAGTAGTAGGAGATAAACTTTTAGTTACTTGTGAAAAAGCCGGCCAATATAAGGTATTGGTAATTGGAACAAGGAATGATGAGAATGTTCAAGATTGGCATGTAAGAGGAGTAGAAAGAGAAATTGGAGAAAGCTGGCTCGGTGAAACTTATATGTTTGAAGATGAAGAGATAATTAATGCAGATGAGATCATTAATATTACTGGGGAGGAAGTACAATGAATATTAGAATTGTTAAGACTAGTGTCCAATTTAAAAATCCAATCATAGGTCAGCCAACTCGGAGAATTGAGGAACACTATTATGCACGTAATATTACAGCAATGGTAGATAATAATGAACAACATTTTCGGTTCACCAACACGGAGCTTCCTTTTCTTACGGATGAAATGCAGATGATTACAACAATTGAATCACGACTAACAGTAGAAAATACAAACAAAATCAACGCTGAATAAGCGTATTTTTTATGTCTAAAAACAGGTGAGAGACTATGAAGAAACCTATTCGGATTTTATCTGCAGCAATGGATATATTAGGTGAAATTGATAACTATGAATCTATGTTCTTTATTCATCGTTGTCATGGAATTGGAGAGATTGAACTTCGTATTAATCGCTATAAAAAACATGTAGATAAGTTATTAAAAGGAAACCTTATTTTAGTCGGTTCACAGCTAAATAAAGTTTTTCAATTAAAACACCGAGAAATTGAGTTAGATGAAAACGGAAAAATTACGGAGAATTGGCTCATCAAAGGATTTGCTTTAAAAGTAGTAGTTGCTCAAAGAATTACTATACCACCTAATCACACTGCTTATGATAACAAACAGGGGAATGCTGAAACAGTTATGAAACATTATGTGGATAGGAATATTATTAACCTAGCTGATCCAAAACGGAAAATTCCAGAATTAATTTTAGCTATTAACCAGAACCGAGGGACGAGTATTTCATGGCAATCACGATATAAGAATCTTGCGGAAGAAATGACAGAAATATCACTTGCTGCTGGGCTTGGCTGGGATGTTTATTTAGATATTCAACAGAAAAAATGGGTTTTTGATGTGTTTGAAGGTAGAAATTTAACAGTCAATCAATCTATTAATCCTCCAGTTATTTTTAGTCCGCAGTTTGAATCACTTAAATCCCTTCATTATACAGAGAGTGAACTGAATTATAAAAATATCGCATATGTAGCCGGTCAAGGTGAAGGAGTGGATCGGAGAGTTATTGAGCTAGGAAACCAATCAGGGCTTAGCCGCCATGAATTATTTATTGATGCTCGTGACATTGAAGAAGAAACAGATGTAGAAACAATAGATACAGAAGGTAATAAAGTGACTGAAAAAGTTCCTCGGCCAGAAGCTGATATTATTAAAGATTTGACAGATCGGGGACGACGGCAACTGCAAGAGTTTTTACAAGAGGAATATTTGGAAGGACAGATTCTTACAGACAGTCCGTTCGTTTATGAAAAAGATTATAATTTAGGAGATATTGTCACTGTACAGAGCAAAGATTGGGGAGTAACACTTGATACTCGTATTACTGAAATTAAGGAGATTTATGAACAATCAGGGTTCAAAATTGAAGCTGTTTTCGGGAACGACAGACCGACTTTGATTCAGAAAATTAAACAGGAGCTTTCTCAAATAAGTGGTGAGGTTAGGAGATAAAAACACTTTTGAATAGTAGGTGTTATTTTGTATGTATAAAATTAAAGACTATGCTAGAATTATTGTAAAATATTTATAGTAAGAGGGAATTATGGATAATATAAAAGCTGAATTATTTAACTATTCTAAGAAACTGTATAAAGGTATAGAAAATCAACTTAAAAGAGCAGACAGAGATATAATTACAGCTGCTGATGGAAGGTTGAAGATAGGGCATGAGGGGGCAAAGAAAGGATCTTTTATTTATTTGCTCTATGATAAAAATGATAAATTGTTGTATGTAGGTGAAACGGGAGAGACTATAAAAAAAAGATTGAAATCACATGGTAGTGGCTCCCATTCAGTAAAAAATAGTGAAATGTTTAATAATGTTAGTTATATAAAATACTTAAAAACTGAAAAAGCAAATGCGCTTTCTCCTATGGAACGCAAAATGATCGAGCAAGCCTTTACTATTCATTTGAAGCCTAAATATTATAATGGTCAAGTTTGGAAATATTAAAATTAGTAAAGCAACAAAACTATGGATTCATAATGATGTTGAGCAAGAATCAAACTTCTATGGGACAATAAAGTTGTGGCATAAAATTGATAAAGAAACAAATATTACTTCATATTTAACCATAGAAACAAAGCATATATCTTGAATCGGAATTTTAAGTAAATGCTTTGTGGGAAAATAGGCGAGAAAGAACAAGCTATTACATTTGAATAGTTTTAGATCATTTAAGAGTACACCCAATTCTAGGTGTGCTTTTTTATAAACAACGGACTAGGAAATGCCCCGAACGATTAGTGCTATTTTATGATTACTTGTATCATATCTGATATCAGAAATTTAAACTATTTCGATGATCGATAATATTGTTGTTGCGGAAAATAACAAGAGACAATGTAAAAAAACAGGTGGGAAATTTGGAAGTTTGGAGTTTTTAAGAATATTTCAAATTTTTCAATTTTATGGTATAGTTTACCTGATTATTCTTAGGGGGTTAAATATTTTATGGTGAAGGTATTTTATGATTTTGAAACAAAGCAAGACTTTATCGATTATTTAGGTTTATTAATTGAGCATTTACAGAAGTATTTGATGAGATATAAATATTATCGTACTGAAATAGAAGAAATTTGTTTAGAGAAATATAAAGAAATTAAGCCAGAAGCTGAAGGGATTTCTGTAGATTTAATACTGGAATTATTAAAAGAAGAAAATTATTCTGAAGAGAGAAAGAGATTTAAATTATTCCCATATTATAAATATATAAAATTAAGTGATATGTTAAATTTTATAAATCTTAAAATTTTAAATATTATTGGTGACCGTACTCAAGAAGCAGTATCTTATATGAAGTTTAGAGATAAGGTAAAAGCTTTTAATAAAAAAACATGCTCTGATTTAATTGAATTAGATGAGTTAACACAGGATATTAATGAAAAACTTAATAAATGTAACAAGTCCAGAAATTACTTAGCTCATATTGGTGACTCAGTATTTATTGCACAAATGGAATATAGGAATAAGCAACTGAAGGATTTTGAAAAAAACTTAGGTCTAGATTTTTCGAAATCACTCAAAAATAAAATTATCGTTAATAGATATGACTATGCAGATGTAGAATGGATATTTAATTTATTTATTGAATATAAAAGAGCTCTACCAATATACTTATCTATATTTCAACAGATTAGGAGAGATTATACCAAATTGATTGGAGAAACAGTCACTATCGAAACTTTTACAGATCGAATTTTACCATTTGATTATGCGGATATTTCTATGAACTCAATAGACATGCAATTGACAGCAAGAAAAAGAAATTAGAAATAAAAAATATCTATATAATTCATAGTTTTCATGAATAGAAGTAGGATAATGTAAAGCAATGAAAATTAATAATAAAATGAAGCAAACACCACTTTAAGTAGGTGTTTTTTATACTTTCATGATCTTAGCGGTGTCCCGTACCGAACAGGGCTATTTTAGTTGAAAGTAGTGATAAAAATGGATGAACAAATTCTAAATTTATTTTTGAAAGAAGGTGGATATGCACTTCTTTTCGTATGGATGTTATATTCAACAATGAAAAATAACAAAGAGCGAGAAGCTAAATATCAAGAAGTTATTGATAAGAACCAATCAGTTATTGAGGAACAAGCTAAAGCTTTCTCTTCTTTATCAAAGGATGTTTCTGAGATCAAACAAATTATTGTAGAGGATAGATAAGAAGCTACCGACCGGTGGCTTTTTTATTTTGAAAGGATGATAAAAATGAAAATAGAAAATGTAGGATTAAAATTTTCCAAAGCATTAATACCTTTGAAATGTGTCACAAAAATCATTATTCACCATCCAGCGCATCCAACGTGGGGAATGAAAGAGATCCATGATTATCACAAAAAATCAAATGGTTGGAATGGAATAGGATATAGTTACTTTATCCCGAAAAACGGAGGTGTTCAGCTTGGGCGTGGTCGGAATGTAGGAGCACATTGTAAAGGTATGGGTATGAATAATCAGTCGCTAGGTGTATGCTTTCAGGGTGCTTTTGATAAACAAATACCAACTGAAGAGCAGTATCGTGACGGCGCGAAACTAATCGCTCAATTACTGCGACAAGAAGGCTTACAAATTAACGATGTTGCTCCACATAGAGACTTTGATGCAACTGCATGCCCTGGGAAGAACTTTGATATGAACAAGTTGAAACAATACATCTTGGAAGAAATGAATCCGAATGTGAAGGGAGTTGTTCAAGCTGTGAGTGAACAAGTAAAAGTGTCTACTGCTACCCAGAATGCAATTGATAACCTGGCGGGTTATGGAATTATCCAAAAAGATTATAAAGTTACAAAAGACCATGAGATTACTCTTATTTCTATGCTTAATGGATTAGTTAATGCAATTAAAAATGGAAAGTTAAAGGTTAAGTAATAACTTATTGTTTGATCTTTTATAAAACGGATAGATAATAACTGGCTAACTAATTCTCTCACTTGTTAAGTACTTGAAAAGCCCCTCTCATCTGAGTAGGGGCTCTTTTTTATTAACTCTTATTATGTCCTCTATAACTTTTCTTTCAAATGGAACAACTCGCTCAATCTCACAGATTGTTAATCTATTTTCATAATATAACTAAATGAAGGTTAATTATTAGTTAATAGGTTTTCATCCATAGAGAAATTTGTATTATTTGAAAATATCTCTGTCATGCAATATATAAGATACCTTCATTCTCATCTATTCTTGCTTTATGAGGTTCTAGAAATAACATGTCCAATATCTGTGGATCTAGTTAGTGTACTAGATAGAAAGGCATCAAAATAGCTGGCTGATTGTGGAACTAATCTTTTCAATTCATGTACTCAGATGGGCGGAAGATCCAATGCAAACCACCCATGATTTTCCGATTTCACATAAATACTATTTCCATAAACGAATGGAGGATCATAAAAGATTGGAATTTCATCATTTTCAATACCTAGTCTGTCAGAATCAAAAGTAATAGACCACTTCTTTTTGCCATCCTTAATGTTATACGCTATGATCGATCTTTCGGCACTGATAGCTACTGTGTCATCATACCAGGCGGCAGGGAGTTGGTCCCAACTTGAACCCCAGTCCATGGGAGGCGCCACCTCCCATTTTATCCTTCCGTTTGCTGAGTCATACACTTGGAATACCCCACGTCCGGTGCTAATAAAAACGTAATCATGGTTTGCACGAAATCCTTCCACACCCAGTGTAAGGGGTGTGACCCATTCTTGACTACCTGTAACTGTGTTAAAAGCCATCATGATATCGGAGTAGACAGTATAGATTTCATCCTTTTCAGGGTTTTTTGAAAATTCCATCAATTCTCCATCTACCCCAAATCCCCATCTCTCTTTGCCTGTCATGGCATCCAGGGCATAGACACTTGACGCATAGGCGTATCCACCCTTCCCATGACCAAGTCCACCCTTCATAATGAAATTGCCATGGACTAATACCTGCCCATTTTTAAAGTCGTTTTCAATCCCGCCATTCCATGATAGATAAGACTCGTGCTTCGGGACAAAGGACCAGACGGTCTCCAACGATCGATCCCGAGCTTCAATGATACTGCCCCCATCAAATCTCAAGCCCTTGTAATCCTCTGGTGGTTCATGATGTCGAGATTTTTTGACTGCAAGCTTTTTTTTGATTTGTCCTGTTTCGGGTTCAATGATATACAGGGATTCTCTATTAATAAAAAAACCAAGCTCGCCTTTATAGGATTCAAACCAGTTGAAGTCATTAGATGAGTGATGATCTTCTAAAATCCATTTGATAAAGGGGGCTGTTTCTGTCCCATTTTCGTAATGAACCGTCAATTCGTGATTTTTTATGAACTCTTCCGATTTCAGTACCGTTATTTTAGGCGGTGGTTCTTTGGTCAACCATAAAACAATACCTACTATGGATGATGCTGGAAAAACGAATAGGATTGTGAATATAATGAAATAAGGCCGTAGATTTTTTCTTCTTCTCCTTTTCTTCTTCCTGGATTGTCTCGTTTCTTCTATACTACCGTTCATAGGCACACCTCCAACTAATAATATCGTCCTTTTATCCAAATTATGAAGATAGATTAAATGGAGAGATGATCTGGTAATGTGAGGAATTCGATTCTTTTTTCTTAAGATGCACAATGAACCAGTTGAAAAAATAATCAACAGACACTGTCATTGTTAGATAAGATAAAAGCCCCTCTCATTTGAGTAGGGGCTCTTTTTTGTTAACTCCTATTGTCTCCTCTATAACTTGTCTTTCAAATGGAACAACTCGCTCAATCTCACAGACCGTTAACCTATTTTCATAATACAATTTTAAAAGTAATTCGATTTCTGCATTAGATAGTTGAGTTTCCCACACTTGTATGACCTCCTATAATTTATATCTCAAATGTACTCAATTGTAGGAAGAAAGGGAAATCGTGAAAACGTGATTTTTAGTCCTTAAAATAGTGAAAAAAACATTATTCAATAGAAAAAGGATACTATCGATCATGAATCTCCGAAAATATAATTTTACTATTTATTATTCTATAACAAGGTCATATAGTTAACTCTCTCCTACATAGATGTATAAAACATATATGATACTTTAGCATCTTATTCAACGAACGGGGCACTTTTACTTTTAAGTCTATCTTATAGTGGATAATATCAAAAAGTGAATAAAAGGTATTTTGTAAAAAACATAGAATAATAGTATATCATTGTAAATTTATTTATTTATTAGGAGGTAAATCATGAGTTTAACTCAATCACAGCAAATAGATTTTTTAGGAGCACCTTCAGAGTTAAGAATAAGAAAAGAAATACTGAATATTTGTAATAGTTATAGTAATTATTGGGATATATTAGCTGAACTTTGTCAAAATTCTGTAGATGCTATAAGAAAATTTAATGAACAATTTGGTGATATTAAGGATCATACTATTGAAATTACATTAGACTCCAGTACGAGGTCTATAAAAATAAAAGATACAGGCATTGGATTTCCTGCAGATAGATTTCTTGAACTTTTGGCTCCAAATGGTTCTGATAAAACAGGAATGGCTATGATTGGAGAAAAGGGTGTTGGGTTGACCTACACTATATTTTCATCAAATTTATTTGAAATTAGAACTATTTCCCCAGATTCCGAAATTGAATCAAAAATAGAAAATGCATCTCTATGGAAAGATGGCAGAAGTACAGGTCTTCCTAAGTGTGAAATTCTTACTATGGATAGTGATCTTGATAATGAGCCGTATGATACATATACAGAAATAATTTTAAAAGACTTAGATAAATATGAGTATGAAGAACAGGATATATTTAATCAAAGTGCTGAAGCTTTAGAGTTTATACTTAGAACAAAAACTGTTATTGGTTACTTAAAAGGAATTTTTGAAGAACGTGAGTTAAATGTGAAAGTAAACTTGGTTGTAAATGATATTGAAGGTATTTCAACTTCTGTATCCTTTAAAACTCCAAAGTATATGCTACCTGAAGATTTTATTGAAGAGAAAGAAAATATCCTTGATTTGGATAAGTTAAAAGTAGAAATTGGGGTTCTAAGTGATAGTCAAAAGAGTAAAAAACTCCATAAAAAGGTCTTACTCAAAAAGGGTTGGGTGAAAAGGTCAGGAAGAAAGATTAATTTTTACGCGTTTTTCGCTTCTTCTCCAAAATTTTGGGAAGAGATATCTAATGTTAATGAACTGTATTTTGTTGATTCTGAAGGGAATAAAACAAATTTATATGAGAGTGGTATATATATTGCGACAAAGGGGATGCCAACAGGTATTAGATTAGAACCGCCAATTACTGGTGCACAATCCTATTGGAGAAGATTTTATATTATTTTAGAAGACGATGGGATAGTGTTTGATCTTGGTAGAAAATCTGTTCCAAATAGGACAGTTGGAATGTTAAGAAGTTTAGCTAAAACATTATTTAATGAATTTTTACCTTTTATAAATTATGTGAACCAGGATCCCTCTACTAAGCCAGGAACTAATACAACTGTGCAGCAACATGAAAAAAACAAAGCATTTGAAAAGCTTCATAAAATTGCAGACTTAGGGTTAGAAGAAATAAACTATCTAAAAAATCCAGATGGGCAAGAGGCAGCTGTCGTTGCAATTTTTCATGAACTTATTGGTGCCGGTTTACTAAAAGGATATTATGGTATGAAAACCGGTTATAAACTAACTTATGACAATTGGGGTGTGTATAGGATCGATAGAAAACTTATCGGTGATGATTTTTATAGTATGGCAAATGAGGATGGAGTCATTGAAGTTCCCGTAATAATTGAACATAAGTTTAAAGCTGAAAAGATTCTAAAGGAATTTAAAGATAATATGAAATTTTTCGCGGATATAGATTTAATAGTCTGTTGGGACTTAGACGAAAATGAATTTGCTAAAGAACAGGTTCAAGTAGAACCTTTAAAGAAATCGGAAGTTTTTTTCTATGGCAGTAATTATAAATTAACTTGGCCTGGGGCCTACAATCTTGGAAGTGCAGGAGAAAAATATGTACTTTCACTTAGAAAATTTATCGAAGATTATAAGAATAGATAAAAACAGACCGCAACTAGCGGTCTATTTTATTTTTCACGATATTTGAATAGTAGAATTAATTTTAGATATTATTACTTTCAATTTTTTATTAGAGTTATATTTTCTTGACTTATGTGGTTATTCATGACAAAATGCTCCATAAAGATCAAAGATGGTCAAAGTTGAAAAGGAGTTGTTTATTATGGCGCTATATCGTCAAGATCGTGAATTAACAGAATTGGAAATCAACGCATTATGTGCTCAAATCGAGAGAGAGGAAGAGGCATCAAATGTTACATTTTTGGAAAATACGATGAGTTTTTATGTTTTTCAAGGTATGGTATCAAACAAACTTATTAAGTTTAATTTAGATAAACAAACTGGACTGATTATAACAGAAGAGGAGTAAGACCTATTCTTTCAGTTTTTTACTTTGTTTATATTACTTGTGTTAATATATAGGAATAGATAATACGAGATAGCGCAGATTTTCCTGCGCATTAAAAATTAATCAAAGCGAGGTTGTTATTTTGACCAGCAAGGTCCAAATAGTTTGACCAACAAATGACCAACAACGTACTTAATTATATTAAGTGTTACTTTTTATAAAAAGCATAAATGCTTATAAATCAATAGTTTGTTTGTTTTTATTTCTACTATTATAAAAGTGTATATACTCCGTAAGCAAGTGCATGAGTGGGAAAGAGAACAGTATATGTCAATGTATTAATAAGTGAGAGCCTTGGTACTACTAGTATCAGGGCTGTTTTTTATGTGGGGCATTTTAATAGTTTTCCGCCTATTATAAACAAGTGCCTGATAATTGCCCGGTTTTTATTTAAAGCGTGATTACTTGAGTACATCTTTCATGTACTCTTCAAATTTATTCATACGGTCTTTATCGATCTTTTTACTAACATGTGAGTAAACATCTGATGTAATTTGCATACTTTCATGTCCTAAACGTTCCTGAAGGTATTTCATATCTGCTCCTAACTGTAATACAGCATGCGTATGACGTAAAGAATGAATAGGTAAGGAAGGTAGGTTAGCTTTCTTTAAAATGCGAGAAAAGGAGTTAAAAAGGCTTGATTTTGGCATATAACTTCCGTCATTAAATTTTGTATTATGTTTCTTAATTCAGATAAGACCAATACTACAACATAAAAAGAAGTTCCTTTAATGGAACCTCTAGAATTTATTGAGATAAGTTTTTATTATTTTTTCTCTTTTGCTTCAACTTCAAAAACATAATAACAATTACAATAATTACCCATAACAAAAACGCAGAGGCAATATAGGGATAGGAAGATGCCTGGAAAGCGTATAAGGCTCTATCAATTATTGTAGGGTCTTTCTTATACTCAATTGCGTAACTTCCTATAATACCAGCTAAGAACGAAAAAAACAGAAAACCGATAGTACTGAAAACAAGTTGAATTATGTAAATTGGATAGTTCATTTACATGTCTCCTTAATGACAAAAATGTTATTAAAAATATATCAGTGATAATTTTACACTAAATATATTATCTGTAAATTGTTTTGTGGTTGGTAGGAGCTAAATAAATGCATCAAATTTACATCTCAAAAAAGATTAGAAACAAAAGAATTATTGTGTTTCTTAAATAAAAAAGCATGGTTTTCCATGCTATGACTTCTTGTCTCTTTGCTTATTTTTTAGTGGTGCATAAGTTGGAATGAACATAAATCCAATAAGAATCAATGCCAATGCAATCCATCTAAGAATACTATGCGGATCATAAGGTTTTAAAAATATAACATTAACTGCGATTATAGCAAAACCTATAATAACTAGTATTTTTCCAATAGTTTGTTTAGACATTTATAAAAACCTCCAAAATCCATCTAATTAATATAATTTTACATGTTTTCTTATTTTTGTAAATTGGAGTTTTTGTTTTATGGTTAATTGTGGGTGGAGGTAAGAAACAAAAGAGTAAAGGAGTTAATTATAACTCCTTCCAAAGCTTAATAATTCTTTGAACTTCTAGGTTTCTTGAAAAAGTTTGAGCTTAACAGGAAGGCTATCCCTATTCCGATGTATAAAAAGGCTAATGTTTGATTTGGAACAAATAAATTGTAATCAAGTGGACCAAACCTTGATAGAAAACCGGAAGCAAAAAGGACGAAACCAATCCAAAAAATAACTTTTCCGAATGAATTATGTATTTTCATAATAGATGCCTCCAAAAAGTAATTTTAATAATATAACAATTATACATTAAAATTACAATTTTAGGATGATATTAACATTAAACTTATTTAAGCAAAATGTTCCCTTGTTAAAGCTAAATAAATAAAAAAAGACAAACAGATTAATCTGTTTTATCTTTCTCTAATAGTTCAATTATTCTATCAAGTTTTTGTTCGAGATTATTAGACTTATTGAGTTCTTTGGTGACAAATGAACGAATAAAGGAACGGATAGAATAGTAAATAACACAACCTATCCCTAATAATAAAACAAAGATAAAAATTTGGGCAAATAGATCACCATAATTCATATTATTTCCACCTTATGTATATTTAGGTTAATTATAACACGGTGATTTAATCAGGGCTTGTTAATTTTAAGAAACAAAATGATAGGTTAGTTCATTTAGAATTGATTAAGTTTACTTTTAAAATTTGATGCCAGGTGTTCAAATGCTTTAAATCAGCTTTTCTTAATAAAAATCTTATAAAAGGAGCTGTAAAACCAGTAGTTATGTACAATAAAAAACCACAACCTTTTGAAAAAAGGCTGCGGTTTCTAGAAAAAAGTGAGTACGATAATTTCTATCTTGTTTATTAATATAATTTATTTTTATAAGCTTAGGTACCCTATAAATAGGGACCCAGAAGCTTACAGTTTAGCATCGTACTCAGCCTATGGATTTTTTAGTTTTTATTAGATGTATTATGAGTGTTTTTGTTTCTTTTTCAAATCTTTAATAACTTCTCTTGTTACCTCTTTTGTGATTTCTAGTTTAAGTTCGTTTTTAAACTTATTAGTTTGTCTAATAATTAGTTTTCTTAATTCTATAAAGAAAGCTAATAATAACAAGATAAAAATCATTATTTCATTAGATGAAACAATCAATATAACCAAAGTTACCAACTCCTATTAAAAATGCAATAGGCGATGACACTAACTGTGAACACTTTTAATAATGGGTTC